TACATCATCATAAATATCTTCAATCTCATAAAGAAATGAGCCGCCTAAATGCGCGGGTAAGATTGGTAGCTCATCTGGATCATCACCCTCCAACATTTTCGTGACAAGTCCAGTTTCAACAAGCTCATATTGAGCAATATTGCTCATACGGGGCATTTTGAAACGTACCATTTGAATAGTATTCAGCTTGGTAATAGTTTTTTGCCAATTGCGAGGATCTAAACAAAAAAAGGCGACAGTCTTACTGCCTTGTTCGAAAGGCTGTATTAATGGCGGATATGTATACTCATTACATACGAGGTCAATTACACCTTTATCTTTTTTCCCATAAATACGTGCATAGGAATCACCGAAAGAAATAGCATCTCGGGCAAGTTTGCTTAAATACTTATTGATAAGCTTTTCCATCTTTACACGGCGCTCATCTAGTTGTTTTTTTAGTTTTTCAGCTGCTGGTCCACTGGCCTTTTTCAAGCGTTCGGCAGGTGTAATAAAGACTTGTTGGCCGCTATAAGAATCTCCGCCTAATGCGGCAGAAACATGAATCCCCATACCCTCTGCGATAGGTGCAAAGCGTAACATTCTCTCCCATTTTGTAAGAATTTCTTTTCTAGTACGTTTTTTATTGGCTTTGGTTTGGTTAGTCCCAAGTGAAAACGGAGCCATAGTTTCATATAGCTGTGCTGTTGCATCCTGATTAGACGTATCGAATTGCTGATCATATGAATTAACATTTTCACCGAGTAACAACGATAAGAACCGAGAAGACATAACGAAGCCAAAATACCTAAATAATTATGTATTTTGAAGGCTGCTATTTTTTTACTTTTAGATGGGTTCCAAAGTGAATTGGAACCAAACAGATTTAATAAAAATCCAGCATGCAATTCTATCTGAACAAACTTACTTTACTGTTTAGAGGATTCGCTAATGGCTGATGTAAAAGTATTCACTGATATGGATATTGAATTAGCTCAAAAGACAAAAGATATTGTAAATAGTCAGCGTTACAATAATCGTCCAGCTTTCAAAACCTTAACCCTAGGCTGGGACCTTGAAACTGGTTCTATTGCAGTTAACTACACTTTTGTAGAAGAACCACAAAGTACTGATCAACCTGCATAACATGCTTTAATAAGTAAGCCCCCCAAAAAGGGGCTTTCTTATTATCTAGTAATCTTATGATGCAAAAGAGGTAATATGAACAGGAAGAGTGCCATTAGGCCCTAAATTTTCAATAATCCTTGAAGAGATATCATTTAATTTAGCAGCAGCCGCAAACTTTAGTTGTAACTGGCCATTAGAGTACCTACCAAACAAGCCCCCTCTATTTAAGTTATTCATAGGTCCCGGTCTAAACCACGAAGGTAAAGTATTTAATAAGATACCCACATTAGAACCAATGCTCAGCGTAATACCGTTTAATAAATTATCTGCTGTTAATTGATATGTTTGCACAATCCTTGGAACATTTTTAGCAGATATAGCAGACCAGATTAAATTACCTTGCTCATCATATACATCTAAATAACCAGAGATTTTAGTGTAGTCATAACTTAAAAATGAAATATTATTGTTATGCACACTATGCCAATATTTCCCACAAAACTCTGTTCCTTCAGATAGGTTTAAAATATAAAGAGTCTCTTTTGGTAAATCATTACGAAAAGAAGGATATACCAAACTAGGGGTTTGAATAAAACTAGGTGCCCAACCAGAAGATGCACCTATTGAACTAGGTGTACCACCATCTAACACTTGTACAGAATTTACACCTAAATGTCTGTAAGTGTCGCTAACAATAATTTCACCTTTATCATTACTTACTTCAAAGCCAGACATTATCCATACCTATAAATATCAACAGTAAGAAGGGCCAAACCAGATAATGCACTCACTCTTACTACATTAGGTGTATAAATAGACGCAAAAGGCCCACCATGGTAAGCAAGTGTAGGGTATTGCTGAGTCATATTACCTAAGCAGTTTTCTCTAACAATTGCTATATGAGTTTCAGATGTAATACCGTCATAAACATAATCCTTATAATACTCATTAGAACCTAAAGAGATTTCAAAAGTATGTATTAAGTGCATTTGACGATCTGTAACATCAACAACAATCTTCCCAGTTTCATCAAAACATTGTAAGCCTTGTGGCATATTGTCCTCCCAATATAAAGGGCTAGATAACTAGCCCTTCTTCACTACCACAGCCCTAATTTAACCCTGACAACATTATTATCGTCGTAAACTGTAATTAAACTGCCGCTTAAAACCATTCTTGCACCATTGGGTTTAGCCGGATCCTTGTAGGTAGTTAAGGTCCCCAACTCACCAGCAATCGCGCTCAATTTATCGACTTTAAACAGTTCAGCTGTTAAAGACTTCGCTTTGAAGTTTGCTGCGGTCAAATTTTTAATAAATACATCACTATTCATAATGACCTGATTGTCTTGAATTATGAACGGCATATATTTAGTAGAAGAAGTACCTGTTGTGAAAAAAATTCTATCAGCTTGGAAACCTATAGAAGTTTGGACAGTTCCATTATTTTGTTCACTTACCATGGATAAACCAGAGAAAACACCGTTGTTATCCATTCCCATTACGTATTTACCTTTCATCCCGTTGATCAAATCAACTTGAGACTTAAGATTAATTGCATTTGGCCCATATACTGAAGTGAGAGTTTGAAGTGAACCAACGTAAGCTCCTACATCCGTGGTATATGTAGTTTTAAAACTCTCAAATTCAGCAATATTGTCTGCATCTTCAATATCGATGTAATCTAGATCTACTTCGCCTGCTTGAGCTGCATAATTGCCGATAAAAACAGGAGTAAAGAAAGCTGCTTTATTTGCAAATGTTCTGGGGTTTGTAAGAGTTCCAGCCCCACTACTTGCACCAGCAGATCTACCTTTGAAATAAGCAACACCCGTCACCCATGTACCCAAGGCAGGTGCAGCGCCACCCACCACATAATGACTTGAGCCGATATCTCCATTAATGTAATTAGTGTCTGTAATAAATGCAGTTTTTGCGGCATTAAAACAGGTGGCCCCCACATAAACGACACCAGCACCTGACACTCTTCTGTAGCGGTATTTAATCCGGTACATCTTATTATCATCAATTGGTAAGGTAGAAAACCAATTCAACCATACTTCATCGTTTCCTGAATTATCTCCCATTCGTAATGCATAACCACCACGACAAGTTTGATCTTCAATTAAACGCATTCCTATTCTTGAGCCGCTAGGCGTTCTGTTAATCCAATCTTTCTCAAAAGTTTGCAAAGCAGACGCCATAATGGTTTGGCTATTTGCTGAATAGAGGGCTGATAATCTTTCATTGGATGAAGCAACTGCCTCATTCAATTTTGAAGAAGTCACATAATCTCTTTGTATGTCAGCAACTGTTCTAGATGCTGCAGCAGCTGTGTCTTGAGCTTTTACAATTTCTGCAAAAATTGGTACTGGTACAAGTGACGAATTATATTGAATTGGTTCAATAGATTGTCCCAAAGCTGTGAAAGACTCAGTTTTAATAAGTGGTGTAATCGTTTTATAGTGTGATATATCATATCTCGCCCCACCCCGTAAAAAGACAGTTTCAATTGAAGAGTTAGGCATTTGTTTAATGTTTATTAAAGGTGATTGTGCAGTCCAGCTAAAAGAGAACTTATCAATAATTCTATTTTCTGCTTGAGTACCCCATCCATTAGCGGTAACACTCCATTCACAATTAAGACCGAAAGAGCGTGTACCATGTGTAGCCCAAGGCACATTACTATTATTTTGGCCGCCCAAAGTACAAAATACTTTAAAATCATACTTTTGCTTACCGGTAGCCAACTGAAAGATAACAGGATAGTAAATATCTGGATTCAAACCTGATAAGTCAACATTCGTTAAAATATTTTCTTTTAAGCTTTCAGTATTTTTCTGTAATGGATCAATATATTCCGACTTTAACTGATTTGACGATGCAGCAATTGCTCTTTCAATATTTGTATTAGTTAGGTCAGAATTAAGAATATATGCACTATTTGTTCTATCCAATTTAGAAGACATTTCAGTAAGTTTACTTGCCCATGTTTCCTTAAAATTAGTTAATGTCCCTAATGACTCGTTAGCTGTGGAAACGAAATCTTGTAAATTAGGATCTGCAGATGCATAGTCAGTTACGTCATAACATTCAATTTGAGCTAAAGTCCAGATTAGAGGGCTTTCAGGTGTTGGGGCTGGTCCACCCGCTACATGTACGAATCCAGAAGTATCGAATATTCCGGTGGCACCGGATTTAACCATACGAACATAAACTTCAAATCTCCCCGTCCCGTCAGTGCTACCAATGAATTTATCTACTGATCCATCGCCCATTAAATTTGCTGCAGGATATAACTTGTAGCCGATAGGTAATTTAATTAGGTATTTAATGATAAAAATAGCATTTGAACGTGTGAAAAACTGTTGATGAAAACCGCCGAAATTCGGGCTTGCTGAACCAGTTGTAACGATTCTAACCTCATGAGTTGAAGTGGTCGGATTGTCAGCACTTTTAACTTCACGAGTAACACTAACTGTACCATTCTGAAGATTGTTGTAAGTGCCGACGTTGTTCATTCCTTTCTTGAAATTTACATCACCGTAAAGCAACTTACCGTTAGTAATCATCATTGCAAGCTTAGTTGTATTTTCTAATGCTGAACCCAGATTGTCGGTGCTTGTTTGGAGCTGAGTAATATCATTATTACGAAGATTAATTAAATCTTTTGATGTTTGATCCGCTGCTGCTTTAGTAGTTTTTAATACTGTTGAAAGTCCACCTGGTACAGAAGCGTCATATTGCTGAATTTGTTGTGCAATAACACCTTTGTTAACATCAGCATTGATAAATGTATCTTCAACAAATTTCGCATTTTGTTTAAGAGTAGTTTTAAAGCCTCCTTTGAAATTAGGAGCAGAATTTCCTCGGCTAATGAAAATATTCGAAACTGAAAATGTGCCCGCTGAAGGAGCATTATCAAATCGTAAACCCAGAGGAACAAATTCAAAATTCGTAGCTTTTACATCACTTGGAAAAATCCCCGTTAATTCTAATTCTCCACTTGCTTGAACAGTAAATAATGGTAAACCAAGCCCATATACCGCGCCGTGAAATTGGATGGTACAAACTGCACCAATTAGACCTGCCGAAGCATTATATTTGATTCGTATAACTACAGGATCACCTTTAGCGATTGGTAGTTCTTTAATTTTATATTGTAGTTCCCAGACTGGAAAAGTTTGATTTGTGCCTGTTGAAACATTTAATGTTTTAGTTTCATCACCTAATAAAATCCAATTATCTTCTGCGTATTGAATAGTATCTAGTTTTGCTGAAAAGGATTTTATTTCTTCTGCAAATACTTCTTTAGCATCAGATCGAGTAATTTTTTGACTTAAAATTTGAGCATGATTTTCCAAAACTTTTTGCAAATTACCACTGTTATTAGCTAATCCTAATGGAATACCACTAACGACCTGAACAGCAACCATAATCTGTTTTGCGCCATTCAGACCAGAGTCAGGAGTTGCATGAAGTTCAATACCTCTTCCCGCTCCGATTCCCTTCTGCCCAATTAAAATATAAGCATCTCTGCCTGTAATCTGATCTAGAGTAAATTGATTTGCGCCTAATGAAAGTAATGCTGGTTTTACACTATTCAAATTCATTGCAATGTAATCATAGTTAGTGATAATCACAAAAGTATTTTGAGGTAATGACTGAATTGCATTACTCATTGCTACTGCATTAGCTGGGTCAGCATATGTATCGTATCTCGTAGAGGTTGCAATCGAGCCATCTACTGCTAAAACATGCACAGAAAAGCCGCGGTTAGAAGCTACAGATATAGTCTCACCTTTTAAGTTCTTGATTCCAGTAAAATCATTATTCCAGCCTGAAGAATAAACTCTGTAATTAAAGACTTGTCCTAGATCTTGATTTAACTGCTTGTAATTAGAATCCAAGCTATTAATTGATTGGGTTATATTTTGTTGATTATCACTAATTGTAGAGTTTATTTCCTGAAACTTCCCATCAACTGTTAATTTATTCGTATCAACAGTTGATTTAAGAGTTGTATAATTTTCAGTTAGTACTTGGATCTTTTCTAAATTTTTCTGAACATCTGTTTTAGTGCCTGTAATTGCTAATGAATTAGCTTCTAAACCTTTCTCAATTTCACGAGGATTTTTTCTAAATCCTGTTGCTAACTCGCCTTTCTCTAATTGAACTTCACGAATTAAGAAATCAGGAGCATACCCTACTTGAGCACATAGGATAATATTAATATATTGTAAGTTGTTGATATTTGTATCAAAAGTATAAGTACATAATACTTCTTTATCTGTTGCAATATTCCATTCATTAACAACCTGGTTATTACCAGTACCATCATATCTATGGATGATTAAAAGCAAAGTTTTTTGTGCTGCAGTTAGAGCTTTGGCTTTAAGTGACAACGTATAGGTTTGATTAATTTCTAAACCATCAGCTATCGTAATTGACTCTATAAAACCTTTAAAATAAGTAGACGAATTCGTAGAGCGGAATCTCCCCCAGTTTGCGCCATAAGCATCCTTAAAAACTTCTAGAACATTACCTTCAACACCAACATTCTGACGCCAGTTAGAGATTGAAAAAGGCGCATAGAAATCACCATTCTTGATTAAATTGTCTCCACCACTAGACGAAATTGTTGCTTTTAGAATTTTACTTTCTTCAGCAATAGCTTTATTTGTTTCTGCTTTTGTATAACGGGTGCTATCCAGTGTTGCTGAACTATCTGTCCATAAATTCCCGAACTTCTGCTTAAATTTTGCTTCCAAGGCATCTGTAGCTGTGGCAACAGCTTTATTGGTGTCAGCAGTAGTCGAATAATTTTGTAGTTGTGTAGCGCGAACAAGTGATGTGTCTACATCTTTGTCTGTTAAAACGCTATTTACCCGATAAGCTTGTAACTCCCACCAACCGCCACTGCCATTGTGTCCAAGTGCAAAACCTAACTTCATTTGTGGATGAGTATTAAAAGTTACAACCTGTTCGATATATACCCATTCTTCGTTTGCTGGAATTCTATTTAAAGCAATGACTGATGCAGTGATTGTAGCATTTGAAAAACTACCATCTGCTTTGCCATACATAGCCGTAATGCTGCAATCACCTGTAGAATCTGCACTTCGGCGAACCCAAAAGCTAACTTTATAAGAACGATTTGTCGGTAAAGCTTTGCGGCTATATATCCAACATCCTGCTTGATTCGATGAATCTTTTCTAAATACGGTATTGCCAACTTTTCCTGTAATTGTTGTTTTAAAGTGGATTTTCAAATCATAACTATAGTAATTAATCCAATCGTCAGGATTTTTTAAATTAAAATCTGGCAGTAAAGAGTCACTATCGTTAGCAGATTCAATAGATGCTTTAACATTTTTAATTTGAGCATTAAGCTGATTAGTTTGATTTGCTGTAGCTTCGTCTAACTTTGCTGTGGTTGCATAGTTCTGCAGTGCTTTTGCGGTGTTGTCGATATTTTTTTCAGCATTTGAAAGTCCAGTTTCAAGACTTGATGTTCTCTTTGTTAGTGCCTCCTTTTCAGTCACATATGTTTGTTTGAAATCATTAAAGTTTGCATTAACTTGGTCTACTGCAGCGTTGTAGTCATAAGCACTGGGGATCCACGATTCAGTAGTGATTAAGTCACCCCTGACAAGCACTGCCCAATAAACCGTTCCGACTGAACCTTGAGCAGCAGTAGGACTGTTAATCATGTAAAAATTTAAAGCACGTTTTTCAATAACTTGATTATTTTTAACAAAGGTTATTTTATTAATAACTTTGCCATTTGTATTAACAACGGATTGTAAGGCTTGCTGACCTCCCCCAGCATAAACTGCCAAATTAGAGTTTGTATCCGCACCATTTCTTTGATGTTCGGCACACCACATTAAAGTGTATTTTGCGCCTACCTCCCAATCCTCGCCTAGCTTATATGAAAGATGAGGATATGAAGTTCCGTTATATTTACCCGCAACATTTGACTGGATAAGCAAATTCGAACCAGCAGCTGCGGCTCTACTCAAACTTGCAGAGAGTGCTGTTGCTTGCTCTGTAACTGCTTTAATCTGTCCAGCTTGTTCTGTTACATCTGATTTCGTTGCTTCCAATGCTTCTGACGAAGCCTTTTTATTTACTTCATTATTAGTTAAATTTAGATCATTTCTAAGCTTAGAAATATCTAAACTTTGAGAAGACAATGTTTCGCCGTGCTTCTTAACTTCCGCTTGAGTGATCTTAATCGCTTCTGCATTAGCATTTAATGAGCTTTGCGTATCCCGAGGGCTTGGGCTCCATGCTGTAGGTTTATTGCCGGCTTCGATCTGTAATTTTTGAATTGTTGGAATTCGGCCTGAGCCATATGTACCGTAAAACTCAATTGTAGATTCAGTTGAACTGTCAGTGTTTAATTTAGGAAAAACCGTCACTGCAAATTTTTGAAATTCATTTGCTTTAGTTACTGTAACTGAAGTTGTGAAAAAGTGGGCAGAACCATTAGATGAGTAAACCTGAACCGAACCGGCAACAGGTACACTCACTTCAAATGAAATGGTAACCGGCTTATCTAAGTTTTCGTCATAAAAAACTTTTAACTCTTTGCTTCGTTCATACATTAAGTATTCACGACTTGTTGTAGCTGTCGATGTTCTAGGAGCTTCTGAATTAGCAACAGCATTAACACCACCGATTTTTAAATTATCTACAGCAGCTGTTATATCAGTCGATACACGGCCCATTGCACTTTCGAGATCACTCTTTGTAGCTGTTTTCAATAAAGCTTGAGCATTGCTCTGAATACCTGTTTCTGCATTCTGCATTCTTGTTTCAAGCTTACTGGTCCTTTCAGCTTCAGCTTCTGTTCTGTTAGTTGCTGTTTTGAATAAATCATTTGCTGTTGCAGTTGCATCATTAGCTGATGCTAATGAGTTGTTATCTTCAACAATAATGTAATTAAGCTGACAAATTCCTGTCTGGAAGTTGTAGTTTGCAATAAAGATTGGGGCATAAAATTCAGCTTGCGCGGGGAAGGTACGCGGATTATCGATTGTCCCTAAGCCAGTTGCTGCCCCAGTAGACTTACCCTTCATGTATAAAACTACTTCTTGCCACTCACCTAAATTAGGTTTAATGGCCGACAATAAGTAGTTAGAAGAACCCATATCTCCTGCAAGGGTGTTTGTAGTCGTTACGTATTTACTTTGGTCTGCATTTTTGCATGCAACACCAAGATAAATAGATCCATTTTCACCGGTTACACGGCGGAAACGTGCACGAACCCGATAAAGTGTATCTGGGTTAATCTTTACAAACTCATTCCAATGAACCCATGTTTCATCATTATCAGCATTATTCCCAAGCTCAAGAATATAACCACCTAGTGCATCAGAATCTTGAATTACTTTCGCTTCTGCAGTGGTACGCCAACGTGTCCAGTCATCAATACCTTTTGTCGTAACGACTGCACGTACCCCAGAAGTTACTTGTGTTTGAGATTTTAGACTTAATAAATTTTGAGAAAGGGCTTCGGTAGCTTTTACCGCCGTTGTTCCTGTTTGCTGCGCTTCTGCTGCATTATCAAAAGCCAGATTTGCAAGATCATCAGTAGTTTTAAGTGATGATGAAAGGCCATTTATGCTTGTATTTGTATTACTTTCTAAGGTCGAAACACTTTTTTGAACATCAGTAATTTGCCCTTGTACCTTTAAGTTTTCTTTAGAGATACTTGTATCAAGTTCACTAAATTTCGAAGCAGTAGACTGTTCCAACTCGGTAAGTGACTCAGTAACTTCTAAAATATTTGCATTAGATTTCCGATCAGCTTCTTCCAAAGCTGCTTTCGTTTGGTCGATACGTAAAGATAAGGCTTTATCACCATCAGAAACTGTTTGAGCAATTGTTGCTATATCCGACTCTGT